TATTCTCCTTGCAAGTTACGTATATACTAGAGTTATTTATTCAATCGTATGGTTTTTACGACAAAATTTACCATTTTCTAGGTGCCTATATAGGTAACGTAAATACACACATGCAATACAAAGACAGACCGTTGTGTACGGAGTGTAAGACCAAACCTAGGGCATATGCCTATAGGAGATATGGTCGGGTATACTGGCGTAGTCGTTGTGACAGGTGCATTAGGAAAAAGGCCGGAAAGCGAGTGGGCGGGGTTACAGCATTACAAAGATCCGGATACAAGAAGCACAAGAAGTGTGAGATGTGTGGCTTTAAGGCCCAGGACAAAGCACAACTTGACGTATTATTTGTTGATGGTGATTTAAGGAATACTACCCGTAGTAATTTAAAAACTATTTGCGCCAATTGCCAAAGGCTGACTAGTACCCGTAGACTCGGATGGAGGGTGGGTGATCTTGTTGCTGACGATTAGATCGTCAATTTTAGCATATAATTCTTCTTTACTTCCGTTGTTTTCAATCACAAAATCAAACTCTTCTTTGGCCCACGCATATTCAGAAGTGTGTATTCCTTTTGGTTCTATGTTTCCCTCTACGTAATCAACGAACCAATCCGGATCCGGACCTCTTTTTACATGGATAATTTTGCCACCGTGTGCTCTAATCTGTTTTACTTCATTGGGGAAACGTGTGTCTGCTATTACTGTGTTTTGTCCTTTGTATCTGCCAATACAACTGTCTACCCATATGCTGTCGTACATATGGCCTCTCATAACTTCTGTGCCAAAGTATTGTAACACCCATCTCGGAGTGGTCGGTTTGCCAAACTTTTTACTCCAAAATTCATCGGGCTGTTCTCTCCAGTGCCTGCTTGATTCCGTGTCGCCTTCTAGCATACGCCTGTCCCAATTGAACATGGACGCTACAGCATCTTTCAAACTTTTAGCAAAACTGTCTTTTTGATATCCGTGTTTTTCTACAAGTCTGTCAGAGACAGTACCTTTACCAGAACTTATTAAACCTACTACACCAATTAGCATAAGGTTTATTATACTATTTTTTTAAACGTTTTTCAATGACTAATTTGGCTTCTTTTACCGCACCTAATATACTTTTCCGGATGTCTATTTTTTTACTTTTCAAGGCGCTGATAGACATATTTTCTAAATCCTCAACAATTTGTTCTAGCTCTTCTAGATTGCAGTCTTTATATTTTTTGTATCGAGAATCCGTCATGGCACACTTATTTAAAAATATATGATTAAGAATTAACCAATAACAAAACTATGTGGTGTTCCGCCCTCTGCAAAGTTGCCTATATCCGCTTCAAGTCTTTCCATCTCGGCTTGCCCTTCGGTCTTAAGTGCATCTCCGTTTAGACTTGTGCCACCCTGTGGTCCTGCTATTTGGCCAAATTTTCCTCTTGCTTCACCAAGCATAACTTTAGATACTGCAAGTGAGTAGTCTCTGATCCAAGGCTTCGCATAGATGTCTTTGAATAAAGTTATGTCAGGTCTAAAGTTGTCAGTGTGCATAAGCACTGTCTCGTTGTCTGCCCTTGGTCTCTGTGTGATAGTTAACTTTTTAGTTGCAACGTCAAAATGGAACTGTATAAAACTTCCAAATAATTTACCTATAAGTTCCTGGTATGATGCGAAAGCGTAGTAGGTTGCTAAACCACCAGTAGCACCCGCCCTTAAAAGATAGGTATTTGTATAGGCAAGATTAAATGGTTCGAATAAGGTTCCGCCCTCTCCACCTTCAGTCCTTGAACCAACTGTCCTTCTGTGTAGGCTTCTTACATTTATTATTTCATCTGGTAAGATGTATGAGTTTTGATCTTTCTTGAGTTCTAAAAATGCATATGATTCCTCTACAGCATTTGACGACCTCTGTCTGAATTTGTTTATTGCTCTTTCCAGTGCCGTTTGATAGTGTTTTGGGTCTAATTCTACATCAATCATTCCCTCACCGAGGTTGTTTTTGATGTAATCAAATATCTCTTGTTGACCTGTTTGTAGTTCTGACATACACATATTTATAGCCGTTGCCTGTGCAATAAATATGTGTGATATGCCAAGATTATCCATTTTTAAGCCTGAAAAGGGCAACGACTACAAGTTCTTCGATCGTAACATCAAAGAGATGTTTACTGTGGGTGGCACAGACCTACACTTCCACAAGTACCTAGGTCCATATGATCAGGGAGATACAAACAAGGATGGTCCAGCATCGCCCACACTACCACAGTACTCCGGTGATAGCCTAAACGAGAGAACCATACAAGATTTATTATTCCTAGAAAACAGGGACAGAAAATATGCCGATGATATCTATGTTGTGAGAGGAATATACAATGTACAAGACGCTGATTTCAACCTATCACAGTTTGGTATGTTCCTACAGAACGACACACTATTTCTCACAGTTCATCTTAATGACATAGTTGAAAGAATAGGCAGAAAACCAATGAGTGGTGATGTTATAGAATTTCCTCACATGAAGGAAGATTATTCATTAGATGAAAGTGTTCCAATAGCACTAAAAAGATATTATGTTGTTGAAGATGTAAACAGGGCGGCAGAAGGATTCTCACAGACATGGTGGCCGCACCTATTAAGATTAAAAATGAAAACACTAGTTGACTCTCAAGAATTCAGAGATGTAATTGGTGACGCAACAACAGAAGGATCTGTTGCTAGTTACATGAGTACTTACAATAGGGAAAAAACTATTAATGATCAAGTTGTTGCACAGGCAGAATCAGACGCACCAAAATCTGGCTTCAATTACAAACAGTATTACGTCGCACCAATCGATGAAAGAGGAAACATCAGGACAGAAAATGTAAACACAGAGGAAGATAGGGCAAGTAGTGATCAAACTGTGAATGCAGTGATAGACACACCGGCAAGTTCTCACTACGGTTTCTATCTAGACGGCGACGGTGTTGCACCCAATGGAAATCCTGCAGGATTTGGAATATCGTTTCCAACCTCGGGCGTGGACAAAGGTGACTACTTTCTAAGGACCGATTTCTTACCCAACAGATTATTCCGTTATGACGGAAACAGATGGATCAAAATAGAAGATTCTGTTAGAATTACTTCAACAAATAATGATTCAAGATCTAATTATAAAACTTCTTTCGTCAATAATAGCACTGAAGCAACTATCAATGGGTTAACTACAAAACAAAGACAGTCATTGACAGATGCACTGAAACCAAAGGCTGACAATTAATGCTACATTTTTACGAAGGACAGGTTAGGAAATTTCTTACTCAATTCATTAGAATTTTGAGTAATTTCTCTGTTGAGACAGGTAGAGGTAAAGATGATTCTATAAGTTTACGAGCAGTACCGGTTGTATATGGAGATCCAACCAGGCAGGTTGCAAACATAATCAGAAACAATAGCGAAAACGCATTGAACTATGCACCAAAAATTGCCTGCTATGTAAGAGAACTAAACTATGACAGGGACAGGATGCAAAATCCTTATCACATAGAAAAACAACACCTAAGAGAAAGAGATGTTGATAGTGACGGAAACTACACAAACCAGTTAGGTGCAGGTTATACCGTAGAGAAAGTTATGCCTTCGCCGTTTAGGCTAGAAGTCACAGCAGATATTTTCTCATCAAACACAGATCAAAAACTTCAGATATTAGAGCAGATATTGTATTTGTTTAACCCTGATTTTGAAATACAAAAATCTGACAACTACATAGATTGGACTAGTCTAAGTTATGTGGAATTGACTGGCGTCACGTTTAGTTCGCGGACAATTCCTGTTGGTGCAGATTCAGAAATTGATGTTGCAACAATGACCTTCTCCATGCCAATATGGTTATCACCTCCTGTTAAGGTAAAGAAACTTGGTGTTGTACAAAAGATCATAATGAGCATTTACGACGACGATGGAGGCATAGCAAAAGGACTAATAGACGGAGAACTTACCTCAAGGAGTTATATTACACCAAACAATTTTGGATTGTTAGTTACAGGAAACCAATTGAGATTGTTAGGTACAACAGGAGTAAATGTTAAGTCTGGGGGCGACGGTTTTGCAACTGGTGCCAGAGATCCAGGATTGGCAGATCCGTTTGAAACCTTCGGTCCAGCAGTCAATTGGAAAATATTACTTGATCAATACGGCAAGGTTACTAATGGCACGTCACAGATTAGATTGACACAACCCGGCGGAAACGAAATTGTTGGAACCATCGCAACAACTACCTTGGATGATACAATATTATTATACACTATTGACTCTGATACTATACCGGCTAACACATTGACAGCAGTAAAAAAAATTATCAACCCAGCAACTTTTGATCCAGGAACTCCAGCAAACGGAGACAGATATCTTGTAATAAATGACGTAGGAGACAGTACAGCCAGTTTTCAAAGTTCTACTTGGGGTGCTTTAGTAGCCAGTGTTGGAGATATCATCGAATACAATAGTACTACCAGCAAATGGAACGTGGCCTTTGATGCGTCAAATCCTGATTCTACACAGCACTACGTTACCAATCTGAACACAGGAATTCAATATCGGTTTAACGGCACAGAGTGGGTCAAATCATACGAAGGTGTGTACACTCAAGGTAATTGGACTATTGTACTAGATGGTGGTTACACAGACTACGATCCAAACACAGACGCAACTACTCCTTGATAATTTTACAATAAATTGTTATAATAAGTCATGAAAGAAAACATAGTTTGTTCAGGCGCTCTGTTCTACTCCACAAGCACAAAACGTTTCTTATTTCTGCAGAGGACAGATAAGAAGACACAAGGAATGTGGGGATTGGTAGGAGGAAAGAGTAAGTTCAGTGAAAGTGCCTTCGAAGGTCTTAAACGAGAGATCGAGGAAGAAATTGGCAACACGCCAAAGTTTAAAAAAGTAATTCCTTTAGAAATGTTTACTTCAAACGATCAAAAGTTTTACTTTCACACTTATCTAATTGCACTAGAAACAGAATTTATACCTAAACTAAACGAAGAACATTCAGGATACTGTTGGACTGCTTTTGAGTGTTGGCCTAAGAATCTACACATGGGTTTAAGGAACACTCTTAATAACAAAAGTATTAAAGGTAAACTTCAAACCATTCTCGATTTGATTGTTTAAAATGCCCACACTTGGTCGGGCCATTTTTTTATTAATCTTTTCATTCCCCAGCCTGAAAGCATTTCAAGTATGTCAATTTTAGTCTTTCCGTATCTTTTTCCCGACTTATTTGCTTCTATTTGAATTATTGGTTTCTCTCTCAGCACTGTTTCTTTTGCACCTTCAAGCACCGAAATTTCATAACCTTCAACATCAATTTTTATCACATCTACGTTTTCAAATTTGAAACTGTCTAGCGTTGTCAAATTCACATCACCACTTAATTTAGTGATATGATTTGTTCCAGAGTGTGACTCATACCCCATTGACACTGTTCCCTGATAGTTACCCAATGCTGTTTTGTGCAGTGTGCAATTAGAAAATTCTGAAATATTATTTTCTAACATTGGCAAGATCCTTTTGTTTGGTTCAAAAATTTCAATTTTCTCTGCACGTGGTTGCCAAAATAGTGACCATGGCCCCCACCATGCACCAATATCTATTAGCCTACGTAAATGTTTTTCACGCAGATAATCATTAAGAATATCATAGTTGCCATTTTTATCTGTGCCGTCTGTTTGTAAAGTCATAAAAAAAGGCGACCCGAAAGCCGCCTTTTGATTCTACTAAAAAGTAACAATATTTATTAGTTGTTCGTCCTCACTGCACAGTTTACCAATTTGATACCTGCGTCAGTTGAACTTTCTAATGCTCTACCAATAACGTTAAATGGTGTAATTGATTCACCTTCCGTTACTGCTCTAGCACAACCTTTCACTGATGAACTAACTAGTCTTTGACCTTTTGTTACCGCACCTGTAACCCTAACTGGTGTTCTACCTGTCATTGCTACATATGGGTGTGACTCGTTGTTACCTGCGGCGGCGTTCATGGCATATGCTGGCTGTTCAGATATTACACCAAAAACTTGATCAGATAAATCTGATGTTGTCTCTGTGATTTCTGCTTCGCCACCTACCATTACTACTGCACCTGCTGACATAGGAGCGTCTGCTTCGAAACGCTCGGCAACGTCCGCGTATTGTGCCGAAGTTGACATCGCGTGTATTACATTGGCTCTTATGTCAACCAATGCGTCATTTTCTTCGTTCGCTGATCTGAATGCCGTCCAGGCACCTCCTGCTCCTGCATGAATAGATGTACCGTCATCTGCAAATGATTCATCCCAAGCCCAGAATAAGTCACCTTCTGTGGCTGATGAGCCTTCACCTCTGTTACATTTCAGACCCGATATTGTAGGCATACCTGATGCCGCTGATACGTTTCTGTTTACCTCGATGATGTTATCTTCAACTGATAGTGTTGCTGTGTTAACGATTGTTTCAGTACCGTCAACTGTCAAGTTTCCGTGTATCCTCACACCTGCATCTGTTACGGTCACTTCCGTGTTACCGTCACATGCCATTGTGATCGTACCGTTTGTACCTGAGTCTGCTACAGTTACGTTTGAGTTGAGTTGCGAAATTGCAGTAGTCGAAACTGCCGCTACCGAATCATCAACATATTTTTTGTTTGCGAAGTCACCGTCACTTGATGGTGCCGCTGTACTACCGCCGGTAATTTTATTTGTAGATGCTGATATTACTATATCACCTACTTCAATACCGTTGTTAACTCTAAAGTTACGTGTTGTCATGGTTCCATATCTCCCACATGATTGTTGTTATTATTGCTGTATTTATGGTAAAATTAAATTATTCTGCTAGGCAGTTTATTCTGTAGGCATTGACCACAGTTGATCCGCCCGAAGTTGACGACACACTCAACTCTAGACTGTTGTCAGCGTCTGCTTTGAATCCTGCTGTGAACTCAAGTTGTTGTGTGCTTTTAGTTGAAACGTACGGTCCGATCGATACCGATGCTTCTCCAGGAGCACCTGAACAGTAAACCTCCTGTACACTGTAATCATCCGCAGTTGCATTCTTACCGACCACATAGTA